AGTTCATCCGCGCAAACAATAAAGTTTATACCAAGACAATTTACGCTTGGTGGTACCTATAATGTTAAAATAATTAATGAATCCACTAACACTGAAGTGTATAATCAGGACACAACCAGTATAGCGGAAGCCTTATATTACAATTCATATAGTGACATTTTTAATTTAAAGCAGGATGTTTTTTACACACTAGAAATAACTGGAGCTAGTATTGTTTATAGGGATAAGATATTCTGCACGAATGAAACAGACCTACCACAATATTCAGTTAATACAGGTGAATATATATCAAATGATACAGATAATGAATTTATTACATTCTAATGGATAATCTACATATAGTTAACTTAGCATCTTATAACAGACCTAAAATTAGCGAGGATAAAAATCGTGAATGGGTTGAATACGGGGATGATAATGATTACTATTCATATTTAATTAATCTATATACTGAATCTGCTACTAACCACTCTATTATTAATGGTGTGAGCAATATGATTTACGGTAAAGGTTTAGATGCTTTGGATAGTAGCAAAAAACCAGATGAATATGCTTCCTTACGATCTATCGTAGGGGATAATTGTTTAAGAAAAGTTATTTTAGATCTTAAATTATTAGGAGAGGGATCTTTTCAGATTTTATATAAAAAAGGGAAAGTTATAAGCGCTGAACATTTTCCGCGCCAAACTTTACGCGCAGAAAAAATGAATGAGGAGGGTAAGATAGAAGCTTACTACTATCACCCTAACTGGAAAGAAGTAAAAAGAAGCGATAAACCTCAGCGTATAGCAGCATTTGGTTGTGGTAATGGTAATGAGCCAGAAATTAAGATCGTAAAAAAATACGTATCGGGATATGATTATTATTGCCCCGTGGATTACCAGGGTGGTTTGGCGTATGCTGAACTAGAATCAGAGATTGCGGATTATTTAATTAATGACGTACAAAACGGTTTTAGTGGAACTAAAGTAGTAAACTTTAATAATGGCGTACCGGATAAGGAAAAGCAATTGCAAGTGAAAAACGATGTAATGCATAAATTAACCGGAGCAAGGGGAGAAAAGGTAATTATTGCATTTAACAATAATGCTGAAAGCAAAACAACAGTAGATGATATACCCTTAAATGATGCCCCAGCTCATTATGAATATTTAGCAAGTGAATGTTCTGCTAAATTAATAGTATCCCATAGAGTAACAAGTCCATTATTGTTAGGTATTAGAACAGATAACAATGGTTTGGGATCGAATGCGGATGAAATAAAGACCGCTGCTTTCTTTTTGATAACATTACTATAAAACCTTATCAAGATTTATTAACGGACTGCATGGATGATATTTTAGCAGTTAACGGTATTTCTTTAAAGCTTTATTTTAAGACTTTACAGCCCTTAGCATTTATAGAAACAGACAATGCTATTACAGATGAAGCACGCGAGGAAGAGACCGGCGTAAAGCTTTCGGAGATAAAACCACAAACAGACGAAAAAATGTTTGATCTACTATCTGACTTTGGAGAGGAAGAGGATTTAGAAAACTGGGAATTAGTAGATGAAAGGCAGGTTGATTACGATCAAGAGGAAACATTGGATAAAATGATTGGGCTAGCTTCTACTGGAACTGCAAGGCCTAATGCAAAAAGTAGTCAGGATGGTGAGTCGGATAATATGAAATTTAAAGTTCGCTACCAATATTCCCCTTTAAAAGAAACGATGAGGGAAGGTAAAAATGTAAGTAGAAGCTTTTGCCAAAAAATGATTAAGGATAAAAAGATATACAGAAAAGAGGATATAATGCAAATGAGCACAAAAGCTGTAAATGCAGGTTGGGGACCGAAGGGATCTAATTCAACTTACGATATATGGCTCTATAAAGGTGGGGGATCGTGCCACCATTTTTGGATGCGTAAAACATATATGGCTAAAGATGTTAAACCAGATACAACAAATCCAAATGCGGAAATAAGTGTAAACAAAGCAAAAAAAGAAGGTTTTAAACCGGAGGTAAATGATTCTAAGGTAGCAAAGCGTCCTAAAGATATGCCTAAAGAAGGATTTATAAATAGATAAAAAATGGCACAAGCATTATTTGTAACAAGAAAAGATGTAGTAAAATTTACAGCTGTTAATGGGAATGTTGATACTGATAAATTTATACAATATGTTAAAATTGCTCAGGATATACATATCCAAAATTACATAGGCACGGACCTATATAATAAACTACAAGCAGATATATTAGCATCCAATTTAACTGGGGATTATTTAGATTTAGTAACGGATCATGTAAAACCTATGCTCATACATTGGTCTATGGTAGAATATTTACCCTTTGCCGCTTACACTGTAGCAAACAAAGGCGTATTTAAACATAGTTCAGAAAATGCTGAAAATGTATCGAAAGAGGAAGTTGATTTTCTAATAGAGAAGGAAAGGGATACGGCGCAATATTATACGGATAGATTTATTGATTATATGAGCTACAACGCTTCTAGTAAATTTCCTGAATATTACACCAATAATAATTCAGATGTATATCCTGACAAGGATGCAAGTTTTGAGGGCTGGGTGTTATGAAATATAAACCAAAGCAGGATAACGTTAATAAGTTGAAACAGTATCTTACTTATATAACAAAAAGCAAAAAAAATAATTGTAATACTATAAATAAAGCGAAATGAGTTGGGGATCTATATATCCATTAAGTTGGTTTGGTAATACTAATGAAGCAAATGGTTGGGGTATAATCTATCCTTCCGACGCGGATGGTTCATTATTAACATCTGATACCACATTAATATTAGCTGATACAACAATAATAAAAGCAGACGCAACAGAATTTTAAATAATAAATAATGGCTAAACAGACAATAAACATAGGAACCACCGCTAATGATGGTAGTGGCGATCCCTTGAGAACGGCCTTTGATAAGGTTAATGACAATTTTACAGAGCTATACACAGACGATGCCGGTGATGTAGGTAGTATTATAGCAGGTACAGGTATCTCTGTAGATCAAGCGACAGGAAATGTAACAGTAACTAACTCAGAACCTAATGCAACGCATACGGGTGACGTAACAGGCTCAGGAGCTTTGACTATTGCAAATGACGCGGTTTCATACGAAAAAATTGACGATGAATTTACTACATCCAATGCACTAACTGCGGCGGCAACCGTTGACGTTGATTTTGATGCTGCTCAAGTGTTTACATTAACCCCAACATCAAGCACGACGTTAAACATTACAAACCCAAAAGTTGGAATCACTAAGGCAATCATTGTAACAGGAGCAGGTTCATCTTATACATTAGCATTCACCGTTGGTGGTGCAAGCGGAACATTTAATTTAATTGCGGGGGAATATGATGACACATCGTCAACAAAAAACTTCATTCAAATCCTTTGTGTTTCATCAACTGAATTTTGGTATTCAATTTCACAAATAGCATCTTAATATGATCGGACAAAGTTTTATTTTCGGAGGTATTGCAGGAAGTGCTGAAGCAATTGCATCTTATCTAGTCATTGCGGGCGGAGGTTCGGGTGGGCCTTATACGGGGCCTTTGTACAATTATCGAAATGGCGGTGGCGGAGGTGCCGGAGGTTATAGAAATTCTTATTTGACCGAAGATTCTGGCGCAGGGTCATCAACAGAAACACCATTTACGCTTGTCAGCGGAACGACTTACAACATTACGGTTGGAGCAGGTGGTGCAACACCGACTGGAAATTCGACATCTACTGGTACGAATGGCGGAAATAATGGAACAAATTCGTCAATTTCAGCTAGCGGACTAACAACAATCACTTCAATTGGCGGTGGTGGTGGTGGTGCATCAAAGGTTGGTTCTTGTAATTCACACGAAAATGGAAACAATGGTGGTTCTGGAGGTGGTGGTGGTAACACACAAAACCAGACGCCTTGTTCATCTGGAACCGGAACTTCAAATCAAGGTAGTAATGGCCACACAACGACGTGTGATGGTACACAATCCGCAGGGTCTGGAGGTGGCGCAGGGCCGTCAACAACCGATAGTGATGGGGCTTATTCATCAATAACTGGTTCTTCAGTAGGTCGCGGAGGCGGTGGAATTGGTGGAACACAAACGGCAGAAGGTTCAAATTGTCGGGGTTCTGAAGGTGGTGGTCAAGCTGCGGGAACATTTAGAAATTCAAGTGCGGGAACTTCAAATACTGGAGGCGGTGGTGGGGGCGCACATACTGGAAATTATTTGCGAAATGGTTCTGCGGGTGGTTCGGGTGTTGTCATCTTAAGATTTCCGACTTCTACTTATTCGGGGACAACAACTGGAAGCCCAACCGTGACAACTGACGGGAGCGACACAATTTTAACATTTACCGGAAGCGGTTCTTATACACATTGATATGGCACATTTTGCAAAATTAGACTCAAACAATATTGTGACAGAAGTGGTTGTTGTAAATAATGAAGTTCTTTTAAGGGCTGACAATACTGAATCTGAATACAAAGGAAAAACATTTTTGAATTCTTTATTTGGAAGTGCAACTTGGATTCAAACTTCTTACAACGGAAATTTTAGAAAACAATTCGCCGCGGTGGGTTACAAATATGATTCAACAAATGATGTTTTTATTTCGCCAAGTCCATTTGATTCTTGGGTATTAGATTCAGATTTTGATTGGCAAGCTCCAGTATCTTATCCAACTGATGGGAAAATGTATTCTTGGAATGAAGCAGATCAATCTTGGGATTTATATACACCCGAACAACCATTTGCTTCTTGGGTATGGGATGAAGATTTATGGCGTTGGCAACCCCCGATTGATTACCCTTCAGATTATGGAACAATTTTTTATAATTGGAACGAAGAAAATCAATCTTGGGATTTAGTAGAATAAAATGGAAGACTTGAAGATTGCAGTCACGAATTTGTTTGCCCTTGGATTAAGTGTCTCAGAGGCAAACCCAGTATTACAAACGGTATCCCTTTTATTAGCTATCGGATATACTATAATATCAATATATAAAAAACTTAAATGAAATTACCTAGAAACGGAGTAGCGAGAGAGATAAGAAGTTATGTAGGTTCGTTACTAATATTCCTTTTTGTTATTGGACTTATTATAGCTTTGATACAATTCCCTGTACTAGATACAAATAAAGAGGTTGTAATGATGCTGATAGGTACTATAAGCGCCTCTATTGGAATAACGGTAGCTACTATAACAGGAAGTAAGCCAGACGATATAAACGCTCTTAAACAGTCCCTAGAGAAGAAAGACCATCAAATAGAAATGTTAGTAGCAGCTAAAGATAATCTTGAAGAAATGGTAATTAACTTGCAAAAGGAAATGTTACAAAACCAAGATAATATGATGGATAAAATAATCCTTAAAGCTGCTATGGAATTTGATGATAAGAATAACCCAACTAAAAAATAAATTATGATAAAAAAGTATTACGATATAGCAAAAGCAGAAGTTACTAAATGGGTATTTGGTGGATGGAATAGCGAAAGTATATTTCAGAAAGGTAAAGTTATCTTTGTAGGTGTTGTACTGTTCTTTATTCTTTGGAAATTAATTTACGATATATTTGTATGAATCTTAATTACTTTTCCTTATCAGAGTTTGATTGTCCTAGCTTACCTAATTCAGGCAAGAATATGGATACTAACTTTCTTTATAAACTTGAACACGCAAGAGAACTTGCAGGAATACCCTTTAAAATCACAAGTGGTTACAGAACAGCAGACCACAATAAAGCAGTTGGAGGAGTACCCAATTCAAGCCACCTTATCGGAGTCGCAGCAGACATACAAGTGTCAAGCGGTTCAGAAAGATACATTATTCTTAATGCCCTTATCAAAGCAGGATTTAAACGTATTGGAGTTGCAAAAGGGTTTATACACGCAGATACAGATGACTCCAAGTCAAACTCTGTTTGGACTTACTAATACCGTAGGCACTACCTTATGTCTGACAAAAAGAAATTTAAAGATACCCAAGTAGGACAATTCCTCTTAAACAAAATACCTAATGTTGTAGAAGCAGTAGCAGGGGATACTTTAGCAGGAAGTGTAATACAGGCTATTATAGGGGGTTCTGGAATGTCAGAGGAAGATAAGTCAGTAGCACTAAAGAAACTTGATTTAGAACGTGCTGAAATAGATGGTACTACTCGTAGATGGGTTGCTGATGCTCGTAGTGGTTCTTGGTTAGCTTCTAATGTAAGACCATTAGTATTAGTATTTTTAACTGTAAGTTACATTATAGGATGGTATCTTAACTATCCTTTAGATTCTATCACAGGTTTATTATCAATCGTTATTGGTGGATATTTCGGTTCAAGAGGAGTAGAGAAAGTCTTTGGAAATAGTAAACATAAATAAGTTGTTAATAACTTTAACTTAAATAAGTTTACTTTTTTAAAAAAAACTTTGTAATTTTGGTGGGTAGTGGGAAATTAATTAATTAAATATTTATAAAAACTCAATTAAATAAATGTCAGAAGATTTAACAATAAAAAAATTAGCAGATAAAATTGCTAAAGATTTTAATTTAAGTGTTATAGAAAGAACAAACCAATTATTAGAATTAGATGCTATACAATACACTAACTTAGGAACAGATTCTCATAAATATGAAAAAGAAAAGGTTAAATCGGATTCAAAATATATTTACAAGCAAATTAAAGGATTTAATGAAATTGATGGCAAATTATTATTAAATCATCTTGATTCGTAAAACAATGCCAAAAACAGCTAAAAAACCAACTAGGAGTAAATTAGTTAAGAAACTAGATACGGTATTTAGTCAATACACAAGATTAAGCAATGCGGACAACAATGGATATTGTACTTGTGTTACTTGCAATAAGGCGTTCCATTGGAAACAAATTCAAGCGGGACACTTTATGAGTAGAAAACATTACTCTATTCGCTGGGATGAGCGCAATGTAAAACCTCAATGCGTAGCGTGTAATGTATATAGAGCAGGAGAACAATATAAATATTCACTTTTTTTAGGAAAAGAACTTGCGGATGTGTTATATTTACAAAGTAAAGAAATAGTCAAGTTTACAAATAGTGAATTAGAATATATGATAAATGATTACAGCAAAAAGCTGAAAAAAACTTACTTGATTTTTTCTTGTAATATTGTTCTTTGTTT